TGAGTGTAAGATATACCTCGCAAGCAATAGCTGCATGGAATCAAATAAGAAACATTTTAAAGAGTGGTGAATCAAAATGAACACAACTACAGAATTTCAGCTCGTTGATATCGACAAGTTAGTGCCATACGCCAACAATGCCAGAACGCACAACAAGGAACAGATTCTGAAACTTCGCTCTTCTCTGCGTGAGTTTGGGTTTGTGAATCCGGTTATTATTGATCGGGAATACAATGTGCTGGCTGGTCACGGCAGAATCGAAGCGGCAAAGGCAGAAAATATTTCAGAAGTGCCATGTGTATTTGCCGATCACCTGACCGAAGCACAGAAGAAGGCATATATTCTTGCTGATAACAGAATGGCATTAGATGCCGGCTGGGATGAAGAACTCCTTGCTGTGGAAATGGAAGAATTGCAGAATCTCGGTTTTGACCTTGGTCTGACTGGCTTTGATGAAACTGAAATTGCAGATTTGTTTGATACAAACAGCGGTGACACAGTGAAAGACGATGATTTTGACCTCACCACTGCACTGGAAAAAGCTGCATTTGTACAGCGTGGCGACATCTGGACAGTTGGCAGACACAAGCTGATGTGTGGCGATGCCACATCTGCGGAGGATGTATCTGCTCTCATGGGTGACACCAAGGCAAATCTCATTCTGACCGATCCTCCCTATGGCGTTTCGTTTAAGAGTGCCAGCGGTTTGACCATACAGAATGACAGCATGAAGAACGAGGAGTTTTATACATTTCTGCTGTCCTCCTTTCAGCGAATGGCGGAGCATCTGGAAAAAGGCGGCTCTGCCTATGTATTCCATGCAGACACCGAAGGGCTGAATTTCAGAAAAGCTTTCATTGACGCCGGATTTCATCTTGCAGGCTGCTGCATCTGGGTAAAGGATAGTCTTGTTCTGGGTCGCTCTGATTATCAGTGGCAGCACGAACCTGTGCTGTATGGCTTTATGCAGAATGGCAAGCATCACTGGTATTCCGACCGCTGTAGCCTGCCACGCAAAACGCAAAAAACTGACACGCAAAACGAAAAAAACGCTCCTGAACACCACGTTCAAGAGCGTTTTTTACTGCCTATAAACGGCATTTAACCGCTGTTTTATCCGTTCAATTTCCCGTCAATACTCGCAACGTGCTGCAAGATCTGCTTGAGAGTGTCATTATCGTTAGTATCTTTTTCCGTGTCCTCATTCGGCTTGTCTGTGGTAGTTGTTGCATTTTTTGAAAATCCATTCAGCTCAGTAGCCTTGATGATCGCCGGATAATCCTGATACGCATAGTCCAGATCCACCTCGCCGACAATGCCGGAAACGCTGCCTTTCCAGCTGTACTGCCACAGCCCATAATTCCCGGCATAGGACGATTTTCTCACATCCACATGAGAGAGAAACACGTCATACCGGCTCTTTATATCGTCCCCGATACAGCTTTCCAGAGCCGACTTGAACGTATAAATCGCCGCATAATACCCGGCAGATTCCAACGCACTGCAAAACGCCTGACACAGGGCATCTGCATTTTGCAGACTTGCCTTTTCTTCGATGTCAAAGGCAATGGGATACTCGAACTGTTTTCCAGCCAGAGCAGACAGGCACACAGCAGCCTCCTGCTCCGCTTCTGCGGCAGTTTTTGCGTAGCTGTACCAGTACGCACCACAGGGGATTCCAAGCCGTTTGCACTCACTGTAGTTCCTTTCAAACTGCACATCGATCTGGCTGGATTCTTTCCCAAAACCAGCCCGTAAAATCGCAAAATCCACCTGCCCGGATGCCTTGACCTTGTCCCAGTCGATCACGCCCTGATGCTTGGAAACATCAATCCCTTTTGCCACAATTCCAGATGGCTGCTGTGTCTTTGCAATGCCGAAATAGTGGTAGAAATTGCTTGTCACCGTGCTTGTACCTTTGGTCTCATCACCATAATATCGGCTGCCGGTACGCACATCCAGATGCACCGAAGTATAAGCACTGGTGATATTGGCAATGCCGCCGAAGCCCAGATCCTGAGCCTTGCAGCACACCGTCTTTGCTGAGATTACGCTGCCGGACTTGTCATAGCACACCACGTCTGCCGCTGTGCCTTTGGTGTGCTGTCCTGCTCCGTTTCCGCCCACTGCCTTGTCATGTGCTGCACAGCGGTAACCGCTGTTGACGATGATCTTGCCGCAGTCCAACGCTGTATACAGCTGTTCCAGCCTCGAAATCAGCTGTTCCGATACCTGGAACGTGTGCGGAGAACTGCACTTGCAGCGGAATTCTCTGGCACAAAAATGGGGCGAAAGCTGCGGATTATCTTCATACGAATATGCTGCCATTTCATCAACTCCTGAATTGCTTGAAAATCTGATTTGCTCCCGTTGCTGCCAGTCCGGACACAATGCCGACTGCTGCCGCAGACAGCACATCCTGCACCGGAAAATCCGGCATCCAGAACAACGCCGCAATTCCCAGAATGCCGCCGGAAATACCGCAGATGACCGGAATCCATTTGTTGTCCAGAGAAGTGACCTTCACGATCTCCGCCGCCAGATAGCAGATGACCGTGATTGCTGCTACTGCTGTAATACCCAAAACTTCCATCATGTTTCCTCCGTTCCTGTTGCTGCTTCATAGTCGCCGGAAAGCAAAACCAGCATTTCCGGCGTGAGATTCCCAGAAGCAAAGATTTGATACTGTCCGTTTTCCAGCTGTGCTGCCTGAATCGCCGCATCCCCCCAGCTGCTCCGCCGGATCGCCTTGCCGCTTTTCAGCTGCTCAACTGCCTCGATCAGATTCATAAAATAACCTCCTTAAATCGCTGTAATCGACCGGATCAGCGGACGGCTGTTGTTGCTCCGTCCGACCCATGCCAGATAGTATGTGCCTGTGGTGACACCTTCGCAGGGGGTCAGCGTGGTGATATAATCCGTGCTGTACAGCCATTGCAAAGACAGGGCAATATAGCTGCCCTCTGTCTGTGCTTTGGCGAGAATGTCCTCTGCCGTACCGCTGTCCGACTGTACCAGCCGCAAAACGCCTGCCTCTGTGCTGCTTGCCAGAAACCGCATCGCAATCTGTGTTGCCGCAGAGATCGTCAGCGGCACAGTCGAACAGGTGTAACAGGAATAATCCCATCCAAAAATAGAAGTGGAATAGTTCAGGGCATACTCATTTTTGCTGCTGCAAAAGTCCGGATATACCGCCGTAAAAGCAGAAAGACTGTACAGGGTGTTATTGTGGGAAAGAAAGATCCCGTCCCGGTGGTCTGCATCAAAAACCACTGTTTTTTTGGTCGAGCCAGAGGGCAGCAGGGAAACCTTGTGTACCAGCAGATTCAGCTTTTCGTCTGCCGTTGCGATAATGCCACGGGCAACCAGATGCCCTGCCAGCAGGTCACGCTGGTGGTTGATCTCTGCAATGTACTGTGCAATTGTCGCCATTTACGCCGTCACCTCCACAATGTCCGCCAGAGCAGTTGCAATGTCGCCCAGAGAATCCTCTAACGCCGTGATTCTCGCCGGAAACTTGCTACTCAGATTCTCATAGTCCGCCGGACTAATGCTGTTCAGCGTTTCTATGTTGTTGTGATAGTGCCTGGTGGAAACCAGCTGTGTCCACTCTGTTCCGCCGATTTTGTTCAGCGTTTCCAGATTGTCATGGGTGTGTGCGGATTCCTCCAGATGCGTGATGGACAGCGTATGCTCCTGCAAGGTATACGTCAGACTGTCGGACAGCTCCTGCACCTTTTCGTCCACATAGACCGTCTTTGCATACGGCGTGAGGTCTACCGCAGCCCCTTCTGTCAGCGTCACAGTCGTTGTACCGTTGACATCTGTGATGGTGATGGTCACCACGCTGCCGTCTTTCGCCACAGCAGCAATGGGGGAAAAACCGTCTTTCCCGTCTGCACCGGTGTCACCCTTTTCACCGGGAATGCCCTGCTCTCCCGGATCACCTTTTTCTCCACGTTCTCCCGGTTGTCCGGCATCTCCCTTTTCGCCTTTCAGAGATGCCAGCCACTCGGATTCAGAACCGCTGTAGCCATGCTCTACCGCAAGGAGATAGGCGGATTTTCCGTCCGCACCGTCACGTCCGTCTATGCCGTCTGCACCATCTTTTCCGGGTTCACCAGGTTCGCCTTTTTCGCCGGGGTCGCCCTTCGCACCCGGTTCACCCTTTTCTCCGATTTCTCCCTTTTCACCAGGAACGCCCTGCTCTCCCGGTTCACCTTTTTCTCCCTGTTCGCCTTTTTCACCACGAGCCGGCAGACCGCTGTCCATATATGCTCCGCTATCAGTATCATACAGCCACCATGTGCCGTTGCGGATCTGCGGCAGCTGTACCGAAATTGTTCTGGTTTCCGTCAGGATCCGTTCCATTTCTTTCAGTGCTTCCTCGATGGCATCCACACCGCCGCTGTATTCCTCCAGCACAGAGGCTTTCACCTGCATGGGTGTGACCGTATATTTCAGAATGCGGTCGCTGTTGTCATAGCAGACGATCTCCAATGCCAGCATACCGGAAACCGCAGTAAATGCCGGAGACACGTTCCACGTCAGCCGGATCTCTGTTTCCATGACTTCCTGCGAAAGTGTTTCCAGTGCCAGATTCCCGGCACTGTTGACACCACGCATCACAAACAAACAGCCGGACAGATCGGTTTCCTGATAAAATCGCTCTACGGAAAAGACAAGCTTGTCCGCATACTTTTCTCCGGCAGTCAGCAGATGTGCCACATGGCTGGTGTCAATGAATTTCTTGTTTGCCTGCAATATCATGTCTTACCCTCCCAGTTTCTGAACTCGTTTTTCCAACGCTCTGCATCGGTTCCGTGCTTCTTTGCGGACTTTGTCGCCCTTGGAAGAACGGATGCAGTCCGCCATCACACGACTGTCCTCGCCGCCGCAGGAAAGCTTTGTACCGCCCCGAAACGTCCATTCGATGGCAGTGATAATGCTGTCGTAGCTTTTGGCAGTGGTTTCGTGAAAATCCCGATAAGAAAGCTTGATTTTTTGCCCCAGCTGGAACCGTTTTGTACTGTGTACGGTGCAGGAAAACGGACGCACTGCATACTGGTTTCCGGTGTTGGGAGAATACCTTGCGAGCCACATAGAATAGGGAATGGTATTCAGTCCATAGCCGCTGCTGAATACAAAATCCTTTGCGAAACCGTCCAGAAACGGATTGGATTCGATCAGAAACCGCTGAAAAGAACTGGTGCTGTAATCCGGTGAACTATGCCTTGTCCATGCCCATGCAGATTTATCGTCTTCCAACTCCACACGGGCATCTGTACGCAGCATATGGATCTCATAATCTGCCACCTCACAGGAATCATATTCCATTTCCGACATTCCAACACTGGCATTTCCGTGATAACCGTTCCCGAACTGTCCCAGTTCCAAAGCTCCGTCCTCCGGTCTGGCATAAATGAATCCAAATGCAAGTTCGGACAGATAACGGTAAAAATCCCGTGGACAGTCAGAATCACTGTTGCTGTTTTCTGCACTCAGATAGAACCTTGCCGGATATATGGTCTGCGACCACTTCCCGTCGATCTCTGCATAAATTCTGTCGTTGCAGTACCTGCCATAGGTTTCTCGTCTTGCCTTGTCATACGCTTTCCAGTGCAGCATCTCTTTTACGCCAGTCTGGGACTGGATAAAGGTATTGGTGCAGTCTGTCAGATATTGCAGCCAGCCGCCATATTCGGTTCCGTTTTCGTCCCACTGGTCGATTCCGATCCCGATGTTTTGCCACTTGTCTGCAAGCACCTTTCCGACAGCTTTGACGGCAGATTCCGATGTGCTGTTATAGCTGGACGTATCCAGCCACCCCACGGCATCCTGTGCGTTAATAGAAAAGATCTCGCCCACACGGGTGGCATCAGTGACCCAGAACGTGCCGATGCTGCTCCATTGGGCTACATCATTGTACTTGGAAAACACTTTCAGTTTCGCTCCACGCACCTGAAATGTGGTCATTCCCGGAATCTTTGCCTGCATGGAGAACGTGGCAGCATACACGCCGCCGATCTCAAATGTGCCGTCTGCACAACACTGCCGCTTACCGCTGGCAGAAATGATGCTGGATTCTGTCAGCGTGGTAGCAAGAGCATAGTTTCCTGTTGTATAATTATACTTGTATACTTCTACCCGAATAAATTCTGCAATGATCATGCCTCGCCCTCCTGAAAATCCGGTGCATAAACACGAATGCGGTATATTCGTTCCAATGTGCACCCACCGTATGTATAATGCAGATAGACACAAAATTCTGTTACAATGCCGGTCAAAGCCATGCCGATTGTCCCAAATTCATTCGTCACATAATCGGTAATATCGTGTCGCTCTGACCAGCCATTCACCCCATCAGCTTCTACGGTGATCTTGGAATCTGTCGGGAAAGTATGTGCTGCCTGAAATCGGATATAGATTGATTTTTCTGCTGTTTCCTCTGCATTTGCAGTGTAAGGCGGTAACTGCACAGAACCGTCTTCCAGTTGTTTCCCAGAATCCGTAAGCTGTACGATTCCAATACTGGTATCTTCCGGAGATTTTACAATCGTAAGACCGCACGCTCCGGAAGGATTGGCTACAATATAGCAATTCGGAAAGCTGGTTACAGCACCTGTTTGATCTAATATTACAGGAACTGTAATCTGATAAACCTGCATCTTTCGGGAAACAAGTTTTATAGAAGCATCACCGTCAATATAGATGCGAACTCCGCAATTTCCCAACGAACTTGTATATCCGGACACCATTAGGCTTTCCGCATATGCCGTACCATTTCGCAGGATCCGCATGAGGTTTTGCAATTCCTTTTCGCTGTTCACTTCAAATTGCAGTGTTGTTTTCTGTTCCGCTGCTCCTGTACTGTAATAGATCTGCGTGCCATCGGCAGCACAGAATCGTTTTCCTAACGGGGTGATGCCCACAGAATCCTCTGCAAGCTGACACACATTTTTTGCCAATGTCCAACTGCCGCCCGGCGACTTCGCCCAAATATTCACAAGTCTCATATGGTTTCTCCTCCGCTTCGTGCATTGGCGATCTGTGCCGCCTTGACCACAACGGTTTCCAGCTGTGTGCCGCCGATGTTCACTGGAATGATAATATCTCCGTTCCGCTGCGGCTGCCGGTATTCCTCCGCCGCTGTCTTCTCCGGCGGATTGTACTGCACTGCCGTTCCGGCAGTTCCCATGCTGGAATATCCCTGCATCTGTACCGCAGAATCCAGCTGCATTTGCAGCCGGTCTGTGTCCACCTTGTCCATCATAGCATCCAGCGAACGGTTCAGATCATCGGCAGTGTCGCCTGTGGTGTCTTCCATACCTACGGCAACGCCGGGCAGTAAAAATTTACCCACAGTGTCACGCATCAGTTTAGACGGGGAATTGATCCCGAAAAAGTCCTTGAATCCGTCCCAGATCTGTCCGGCAACGTCCTGCACCGTATCCCAGATGGCAGAAACGCCTTCGATCAGACCGTTGGCGATGCCTTTCAGGATGTTGCCGCCCAGTTCCAGCCAGTCCACTTCGGTGATCGCATCCCATATAGCATCTATGATCTGCGGAATTGCCTTGATCAGGTCGGGAATGGCTTTGATCAGTCCGCCGATCAGAGCCACAACCAACTTGATACCGGCTTCAATCAACTGCGGCAGATTGTCGATCAAACCGTCAAACAATGCGGTCACGATCTGAATCGCCGCATCGATCAGCTGCGGCAGCATAGCAATCAGACCGTCTGCCAGTGCCATGATCATGTCAATTGCCGCTTCGATCAACATAGGAAGATTATCTACAATGCCGTTGACTACCGCCATGATGATCTGAATGGCAGCATCCAGCAGCATGGGAAGATTCTGGATCACCATGTCTACCAGCGTCAGCAAAATGTAAATGACCGCTGCCAGAATCGTGCTGACATTGTCCATCAGACCGCCCACCAGAGCATTCAGAATTTCAATGGCTGCTGTGATCAGCGTGGGCAGGTTCTCCACGATCACATTGACAATGGCTAGAATGATCTGCGGCACATACTCCATCAGTGCCACCAAACCCTCTGACAATCCGTTGATCAGCGTGGTGATCAGCTGCACCGCAATGGGGAGCAGGTTCGGCAATGCCTGTTGAATCGCTGTAATAATGCCGTTCAAAAGTGCCTGTCCTGCCTCCAGCAATGCCGAAGCATTTTCTGAAATGCCCTGAATCAGACTTTGCAGGATCGGCAGTCCCACTTCTACAATGGTATTTGCCCGGCTGACCACGCCGTCGATCAGCATTTGCAGAATGTCCTTTGCCTTTTCTTTGATCAGCGGTAAATTCTGCTGAATGCCTGTGACGATTTTCTCCAGCATTTCCTTGCCCTTGGTGATCCAGTTTTGCAGCACCGGTGCAACGGCATCCAACGCTTTTCTGCCTGCCTCCACCAGTCCGTCAAAGATCTTCCCAGTGTCGCCGTCCGCATTTTTCAATACATTGACAAATCCGCCGATAGAATCTGCAAGCCCTGCGGAAAGATTGGAACGAATGTCCAGCGTAGCATTTCCGATGGTGCGTTTCAGTCCCTCTACCGCACTGCCGATGTCGTCATATTTGACCTCGTTGATCTGTCCCAGTGCATCATACGCCACACCGGACGCATCTTCCATATTTGCCAGCATGGGCAATAGGTTTGCCTGTAAATCCTCGAACTGTGTGCCGAACAGGTCAATGGCGGCTTGGTTTTTCGCCACCGGATCGGCAATGCTGTCCAACGCCTGGACAGTCTGGAAAAATGCCTCCTGTGCCGTATCGCCGCCGGCGGCAAACCGCTGTGCCATGTCGTCCGCATTCATGCCGATCATGGCGAATCCCTCTGCGGTGGAATCGCTGCCGTCCTTGCAGCGGATATTGAATTCCTTGACCGCATCGCCCACTTTGTCGATGGAGAACGCTCCGGATTCTGCACCGGAGATCAGACTCTGGGTGAACTGCTCTGCGGAAAGTCCCAGTGCCGCATACTGTGTGGAATACTCATTGAGGGTGTCCAGCAGATCGCCGTTCTGATCGGCACCGTTTTGTGCTCCTACGGCAATGAGATTGTATGCTTCTTCGGCACTGATCCCGAAGTTGTTCATGAGTGCCGACGCAGCACGGGTGCTTTCATTGACTTCATAACCAAAAGTGTCGCTGAGTGCCATGGCACCCTCTGTGGCAGACTGCAATTCCTCGCCCATCAGTCCGGTCTGCTTTGTGACCTCCGCCACAGCATTGGCGGCATCCTCGTAGGAATCCCCGAAGTTATTGCCGTACACATCCTTGACTACATCCCGAAGTCCTTCCAGTTCTGCCCCAGTCGCACCGGTTGAGGCGGACATCTGATTGATCGCCTTGTTGAACTCGTCCCCGGAGGAGATCATATCGCCAAATGCAGACAGGGCTTTCTTTCCCATGTCAGAGAGCAGATTGCCCATTGCCACAGATGCTGCGGAGATCGTCCCTTTCATGCCTTCAACCTTTTGGTCAAATCCGCTGGTATCACCGTCAATGGGGACTTTGACGCTTTCATCTGCCATATTATTTCACCACCTCCGAAAAAACGGCACTCTTACATACCGTAAAAGTGCCGCTATTTGTACGCTTCTAAAACAGGATTTATCTATCCAAAAAACGCACCGCATTGATAACCGTCCAGCTCCGGCTGCGGAATGCGGATGCGATCCTGAATCTTCCGGATCCGCAGCCGTTCATTCTTGTCCTTGATCTCCGCCAGATTCACACTGCGGTATCCCATCCGCTGCTTAATGGGTGTTTCGTCCGGAAGGGCATCAAACAGTCCCAGAAACAGATGCCAGTGCATCTGCTCCACCTGCTGCAAGTCCATGTGATAGACCGACAAGAATGCCGCATACACATAGGCGGCATCATACTGCCATGACAGCACCCGGTCTGTGGTTTTGCGTCCGGAATGCTCCTGCCGCTGTTCCGGCTGCTCCTCGGAGCGTGTCGCAAACGCAATGAGAGCTTCCAGAGCCTCCTCCAGACAGGAAAGCGGCGGCTTGTCGATGTACCATTCCAGCATCAGCAGCAGCTTTTCCCGTTTGGAAAGAGCATCGTCCTCCTGCATATCATAAAACCGCAGCCAGTCCCGATAGTCGGTATAGATCCGGTATGCCTTGCCGTCTACTGTCACCGTGTCCGGCAGGGCATCATACAGCAGATTCATCGTCTGCCGCCTTTAGGCAGATACTTCTTTTTCAGCTGCATGGATTCCGCCTGAGACTGTGCCGCCTGTTTTGCCACAAAGGTCAGGAATTCTCCGTACACTGCCGTATACCGCCGTGCATGGTCTGGGATGCCGGAAAAGATCTGCTCCGCCGTACCCTCGCCAAAGAGCGTATCATAAAAAGTGCGAAACGCCTTGCAGTATGCCCGGATGTATGCCGCCACACCGGCAGACTTGTCCTCTGGCATATCCTGCTCCAGCTGTGCCAGAGCAGCCTCATACTTTTCCACGGTGTCCGCTTCCTCAATGTCCAGCGGCAGCTCCAGCCCGTGGATATGCCAAATTGTCAGATCTTCTTTCATTGTTCATTCCTCCTTACGAAGCACTGCACTTAACTGCATAGGTATTAGAACCCAGTGCACCGTTTGTAACTGTAATGTAGATATAATCGCCTTCCTTGACGGTAAATGCCACACCAGCAGTGGTAATGGACGAAGACTTTCCGTTGCAGGAAACCGTAATGCTAAACGTATTGCTCTCCGCTGCTGCATATACACTCAAAGAACCGATCTTGCTGACCGTGTACTCCGTAATGTCGGGCTTGAATGTCGGTTTCAGCAGATTCTCACTGCCATAGGATACCGACAGCGTTTTCAGTACCGGCTTGGTGTTGGTGGAAAGTGTAATGGTCTGAAAATCATCAGTGCTGAACACCGTAACATCCTCCATTTCGCCCCTTGTCTTAAAGTTGCCGGAATAGGTCATGCAGTCTGTGGTGTCGCCGTCTGCATCCGGAATAACAGCATAGTCACGCATCTTTGCCGATGCCGACCAGATGCCGTTGCTCCCTTGCTGCAATGTGGTCATATCCACGCTGATGATCGTGCGCACCGCATCCTGTCCCAGCAGTTCGTTCTCGTGGATGTCGATAATGTCATCTGTCACAGGATGCTTTTTGTAGCGATCCAGTGCATAGGCAATGGCAGTGTTATAGGCGGTAATATCCGTCCGCTTGAAATCCTCGTCCACATACTGCCGCTCATACTCTGTGGGATTCTTGGACGTGGAAAGACTGGTGAAGCCCTCCATGCGTGTATAGACGCTCTGTCCCGGCACATGATAGAATGCCACCTTGCCGGTACGCAGCACAAGGTCTGCGTTTTTCAGATTTTTACCCATGTGTAAAATACCTCCTGTCCTGATAATACATCAATTTTAACTGGATCTGATACCGTGCGGTATCATCGCCGGTGTCATAGGCATAGCCGCTGGAAGCAATGTCTATGCGGTATGGTGTCCGGTAGTCGCCCAGATCCGGGAAGATGCCCTGCCAGTTGTTCCGCTCGATCCAGTCGGCAAAGTCGTCGTAGAAACCGGAATTGGCGATATTCTCCAGTACCTTTTCCCCGTATTTTTCCCGGCTGGCAAAGACGAACAGAAACTGCCGCTTGTCGCTGCCGTCCGTGTACTTCTGTACCACCGGTTCGCAGGGGACGGTGTCCACGGTATAGCCGATGGTGTCCGCCTCCAGCTGATCTACGCCTAAGATCGCCCCGTCATGGAGCAGAGGGCATCCGGCGATATATTCCCGGATCGCTGAAATGATTGCCATGTGTCACACCTTTCCCTTGGCGATGCTCCGGGCCCTTTTCAGGATCAGCTTGCCGTGATCTGCCCATGCCCGAAGTGCCCACTTTTTCCCACGCAGCCCACGGGATACGCCGGCATACCACTGCACCGCCGCATAGGGTGTTTTCCATAGCAGATACCCTTCCTCCGGCTTGCTGTGAGAAATGCCGGAATCCCGGAGCATTCCGGTGTCAAACGGCACATAGGGATCACATTTCCGCAGCAGTTCATTTCCCACAAATTCCTGTGCCTGCTGTTTCAGGACTGCCGATTTTGCGTGAAGCTGCTTGGTATTAAAATGGATACCCACCTTGATGATCATACTGCCGTCACCTCCAGATGCTGCACACCGGCAGAGCCATAGCGAAAGTCTTTCACTTCCATGACCGTCCGGCATTCCTCCGGCGGTTCTGCGGCGGTGCATCTGCCGCAGAGGATCCGGTCGCTCCGTTTCGGGATATAGCCGGATACCGATGCCGCCGGAATGATACACAGCACGCTGTCCTGCTGCTTCATAGACGTGCCGCTCTGGCTCTGTCCCTTCATGTCCTCCCAGTAGATCGCAGGGAAGAAGTGCCGCACATACTGCTCCATGCGGTCTTTTCCCACCGTTCTCTCAAATACCGTGCAGCCGATTTTATTGGTAAACATATTCACACTCCTCTGTACAACAGCCCCGAACCACCCAGATACCGGATGCAGATACTTTTGAGATAGTCCTGCAAGCCGGATGTTTCTCCGTTTAGAAGGGCGGAGATGCTTTCTGTCGGGGTAGCGTAGCTGACACTGTACGCTCCGATGGTCTCCGCCGTTTTCAGACCGCTGCCCTCTGCACCGCCTGTGCCGTATGCCTGATAGGTGACGATCGCCTCCGCCAGTGCACAGCAGCATTTCCGGATGCGGTCTTCCCACGGAGCAGGAACGCCGTCCAGCAGCCGCCCGAATGTCACCATGTCCAGATACTCGCTTGCCCGTTCTGCCGCCCGACCGAATGCGGTCGGATCCCGGATCATACTGCCAAGATAAAAATCCTGGTAGTATGGAAAATCAGCATATGCCATGCCTTACGCCTCCACTCTCTTGACATAGACGGTCTGCGGCTTGGAAATACCGATGCCGTAGACCTTTCTGCCCTGTACGGCAGAAGAACCGATATACTCGTTGGTCAGATTCTTGACGGCGACCGGAACAGACCACTCCTGCACACGGTGGCACCAGTTCGGGTGACCGCAGATGAATTCCGTGGTGGTTTTCTTGCCGGATACCAGCTGGCTGTCCTCAAACATGGTGTTGTTGGACTCGAAAACATTGTAGCCGGCGATTCTGCCCACCACGCCGGACTGCACCAGCTCCTGAGACAGATCACCCTGCTTGACGAAACGGTCATCCGTCAGCAGCACCTCCATAAATTCCGGAGATGCCAGCAGCCAGCGTTTGCCGTCATTGGGGACACCCATACGGGACTGCACACGCTTTGCCGCCAGTACCTGCTTGTATGCCGTGCTGTCGGTGCAGGCAGTCTTGGATGCTGCCACGGTGATGCCGGCGGTCTCCTCCAGAGCACGGACAGACTTGGTGTCCATGGACAGCCCCAGAGAATAGCCGGCACTGTCCAGACGCTCTGCGGTGATGCCGTCCGGCACGCTGGCAGCGTCATAGCCGTCGATCATCTCGTTGACCGCCTCGTCAATGTCGATGTTAATGTCAAAGTAGGTGGTAGAGCCGGTAGAGATCGCAGCACCATTCTGCTTGTCATACTGCTTGACCTCTACCTCGGTATCACGCACCGGCACCTTGACCTTGCCTGCCTTGGGGTTGCCCTCATAGCGAGTGTTAAAGATCAGGTTGTCCTTGGTGACCAGCGTGTTCCGCAGCTTCTCGTCCACCAGTGTCGAATATCTTTCCTGTGCAATATGTTCCATAACTTTTCCTCCATAATTAAAAATAACTTACCTTATAGGCTCCCCTGAAAGGGGAGCTGGCAGCCGTAGGCTGACTGAGGGGTAGCACCGCTATTTCTTCAGCCCCGGATTCATGCTGTAAAATGCCGCTTCCACGCCGTTCATGGCACCGGGCAGATTGCCGGACGTGGGGACAGCCGCACGCTCGCCGGGGTTCGGGGCGAATGCGTCTGCATGGGCGGTGCGGAACTGCTGCACCACATCGTCCGCCCCGATCAGCTTGTCACCGTCAAATTTCAGTTCCTTGGATGTCAGCAGATCGGTGACGTACTTTTCGTATACGTCATTTTTCAGCTGCAATCCCTTGACATACTGGGACAGCTTGGTGCGGTACTCGAATGCGGCACGGTCTGCCTCGGACTGCTCCAGCTTCTGCTTGTAGTCCTCCACGCTCGCCTTGATGCCGTCAATGTCCATGTCCTTGTAGGACTGAATGGTCTTGCTGGCTTCGTCCAGCTGCGTCTGCACGGCGGCGGCAGCGTCCTGCTCCGCCTTGATGTCTGCGGCATAGGCTTCCGTGATCTTCTGCACGGTGTCCTTGTCGGTGATGCCGATGCCTTCCAGAAATTTCTCATCGATCATAGGGATAACTCCTTTTCAAAAAAAATAAAATGTATGAAAAAAGCACCTCAGTCGAGATGCTTCTCATAAGCTTTCAGAAACAGTTTCAAAATAAGGTCAA